CTCATCTGCATCTGTCCATTCACCATGGGCATCAACTCGATCTGGAATATACATAGCCCCTAGCGTGTAACGCTTGGCATCGTCAGCCTTTGTAACCCCATAGGCTCCAATGCGTGTGGCTTGCTCCTGATTCTTTGAAAGTTTCTGCCACGCTAGTGATTTCTTGGCAGGTGCATCAATAGCCTGACCTTCAAATCCGTTGGCTGTAGACCATTCGAGAGAAATATCTAGCGCTTCTTTTGCTGTTACCGATAAGCGATAAATAGGTATCTTGGTTCCTGGGTTATCAAAAGCGAAAGCGACTGAAGCACCCCATGTATGGTGACCGTCAATTACAAAGCCATCGCTGGAAACTAAAATTCTTTCGTCTGCTGGGATTCCGCCTTCTTCGCGGAACTTGTTATAGATGGCTCCAGAGCGAGATGCAGAAATTTCTTTCTGAACTGGCTTCAGAGTTGTTGGGTCTACTTCTTCAGCCGTTGAAGTAATGCCGTCAGACTTTTCAATTTCAGCAAGGAAGCGACCTCGTTCTTTTCCAGGAATCTGTGGCATATCTTTGCGAGCAATTCCCATACCCTCATCGCCGTATAACAATGTTCCATCAACACTTAACTCAGTAAGGTCTGGGTGGTCATCTCGTTTCGCCGCCGCCATGAGGAAGGCTGAAACATTTTCTTTCTCAACCGTTGGGTGACCACCATCCAAAATTGCTTGAGCAATACCGTCAGCCCATGAGCCGTGAGTCTTTTGATCGTGCTGTCCTTGGTTATGTTTTGCAACTTCTTTTTCAGCCCTAGCAATCATGGTTTCAGCCCATCTGAATCCAGCATCTCCACCCCAGGCATCCCAAGCAACTCGACCCGCTGAAGGGAATCCCTTTTCGCCTTGGCTAAAACCAATAGCCTTTTTGTCTACTGCATGGCGAGCCAAAAATGATTTCATTCGCTTTAGAGTTGCAAGCGAGATACCTTCTCCAGATGCCAACTGACCTGCGCGAGAGCGACCAATTCCAGTAAAGCCGTCTCCAGCCTTGCCTTCAGAAATCCAATCAAGCGCTCTACGGGCTGCGGTACGGACTGCCATTGGTGGTACAAATGTCTCAGCCTTTTCTACATTCTTTACGGTAGGTGCTTTTTTAATAACTTCCTCAAGGCGCATTTCGTACCCAGTAGTAGTTAGGAAAAGTTGCACATTGGCAACTGAAGAACCTGTTGATTTAATAACATCAGCGATCATGTCCGCTGGGAGTGAGCCAGTAAGGGCTTCAAGATTAGCGTTCTTCATAGTGTCTACGAGGATTTCGAACTTATCCCAGACATCGTTATCGGGTGCTTCTAGCCCACGGCGCAACATCTCATTTACGGCTAGGTGATGAACTTCCAATACCTCTGGAGATGCCTCAGATTTATGAAGGCGCTCGTGTAAGGCGCGTAGTTTATCTGCGCTTAGTTCTACAAGTTTTGGTGCAATATCAGCCATGGCTACATAGTAGCGGATTGAATTACAACTGTTATTTAGTTTCCTGAACTGAGGTTAGATTTGCTTTAATGAGGGCATCATAAAGTTTCTCCTCGTCCTCGGCAGTAGCGCTTGTTTCTGTCTCGAACTTAGCGGTCTTAGCCCAGTCGCGGTAAATGCGCTGGGTTTCCTGAAGTCTCTGCTGTCTGTTCATGGGGTTGAGTTTACCGCACTTGCTGGCTTTTCTCTAGCGGTGCCGTCATAGACCAAGCCATCGCCATCTCGATCAATCGGTCCTTGATTAAGTGTCCGACCTTCTTGGGTTAAGCCTTTTGTGTACTTCAAAAATAAACCATCCAGAATGTCTTTTCCATCCCACCCATAAATAGGCTTACCATACTCGTTAGTACCAACTTTAGTCCTGTTAGCGTAACCAATCATGGCAAAATCGTTTGGAGTAGGGAAGTTATCATCCTTCATGCTTTTTAAGGAATCCCAAGTTGGTTCACCATCTGAATCTCGGGTATATCCATTTGTTGCTCGACTCATAAGGGCATCAAATTCCTTTCCTGCTTCTGTATCTGGACCATAACGATCAGGGTCATCGGCTACCCGTCTGGCAATGTCAGAGATACTTGTATCAACATATTTAGGATTAAAGTCGAAGCCCGCTCTTGCCCAATGGCGAGCGCCATCCCAGGCTGTACCCACATTGATCGCATCTATTCCCTTAGAAACATAATAAGCCTCTTGCCGAGCCAGGAATTTAGTACCGAACCCTGCGCCTCGGTACTCCTCCTCCATTTTGAACAAGTCGTGTTCAACAACTAGAACATCCTCACCGTTTTGGTTTCTATCTATGTAAAAAGTTCTTTGAAACTCTCCAGCATAATTTCCATCTGAATCAACAATTTGACCTGATACAACAAGTGTTCCTCCATCTTGATAGACACTTGTTGTCTGTGAACTAAGGACTGTTACAACATTTCCAGCATCGTCAGTTACCTCATGGCTCACGCCGTAAACCTCATCAAAATAACCCTGCAAATCTTCAGGGTTGTATGAGCCACCATTTTCTGCTTGCCAAGCCTCTGCGATTGAGCCGTCATCGGCATCAACATGTTCTTGAATCATTATTTCTTCTTGTTCTTCATAAACTGTGTTGTAATCAGCATCAGGATTTTCTTCTATGTATGCCGCGATTCGTTCTTCAATTCCCTCAGTTGCCAATCCATATTGTTCTGAGTCATTTTTTACATAATCAATCAAATCTTGGTAGCCAGCCTGTTCGCCGCCATTTATGGCGTTCAAAATATCTTCTTTTGCTGGACCTAGAGTCTCCATCTCGTTGATAAGGGCTTCATCCTCAGCGGAGATTCCACGCGCCCAAGAGCCGTGCGTAGACTGATCGTGTTCTTGGTGTTTGAATACAGGAATAAGCCCAGGTGCAAAACGAATTACTTTGTATCGTTTTTCAAATGTCTTTGGGACTTCCCAAAATTCTTTTGGTAGTAATGCCACTTTTTGCTCGGCAAATCCCTTGCCGCGTGTGTTGTACCAAGAATTCTGTCCACGAGTTTCCGTGGTTAGCGCTGCGCGAGCGGTCTCTGTAAACATCTGTGAATGGTGAACCCAGGCGGATTCTTCTCCGTCTTGACCGAATCCACGACCAGTAGCGGCGTGTCCAAAGAAATCGTGAACTGCTCGGAACTTATCGTTTTGGTCATCCGTGAAGAATGGATGAGAGCCAGTAGAGGCTGTTCTTAAAACCTTTAGGGTGCCTTTGCTTACATCGGCGAACATCTCTCGGGAAGTTTTGTATGGGTCCTCATCCACGAACTCGACCTTGATGCCCATTGTTTTTGTCATGTAATCGAACTGCGCTTCAACCTCTGTAGCCAAGGCGGTGTAAGCCTTATACGCTTTTGGGTCATCTACTGGCAACTCATCATAGGCATCAGCAATACGAACCGCTCTTGCTCGGTTGGCAACTGTCGTTTGATAGTCAATGGAATCGTCTTGTTTAATTCCAACTTTGAAGGCGTACTCTTTCGCGCCGTCTCTTGCTGACTTTACTGAATCTGGACCATAGCGACCAGATGCCCAACTGCCGTGAGTGGCTTGATCATGCTGACCCTCTAAGTGTTTTTCTACGCCTTGGTATCGCCCGAGGCAGACATGGGGCGGATTTACTCTTTGCCCAGTAGGGCTTCCACCATCTCGTCTGCGAGGGCTTCCACTTCCTGTCGGGTCATTTCCTTGACTGGCTTCGGAACTTCCACTAGAACGGGCTTTGTTGGTTCGCTCATCTACCTCATCCTCCATGTAAATATACGAATCTTCTACGACATCGTATATGGCTTTTTGTTCGTTTTGAAAACCTGCTCTAACACCCTCTGACCGTGAAGCATACCTCCTAGAGACATCAAAATACAACACCCCTTTATCAACCCACCCGCCGAAAAAGGCTCCAGCGCCATCTAATAGTTCGGCGTGGTCTAAAACATATTTTACGATCTCATTTCTCAAGTTCTCTCTTGAACTGCTGGCTTTTGCCCAATCTAAACTTCTCTCAGCGCCCGAATCGGAGGCTATAAAACCATCCTTGGGCGATGTTTTGGTTCTTATATCAATAGAGAATCCTGGCGTATCTTTCTCGCTTAATTTATCAATAATGCTTGTGACAGTAGTTCCCAGTAGGGTCTGATCTCCAACCAAAGTATTAGCCCAACTGCCGTGGGTTTTCTGGTCGTGGGTGCCGTGCTTAATAACCCCATTGGCTCGGATGATCTCTACTCCGTCAAGGCTGTCCGTTAAAAATCTACTCATCAATCCGCCCTTTCAAAGACTGCAATTCTAGCCTCTGAACCTACATCTGTTTTATAGCCGATAAACCTTAATGGTGTTCCTCTTGGAAGCAAGACTTCTCTCTCCCTACCCGACTGACCAATTGGCTCGCCCAATAATTCTTTGTAATAATCAACTGCTAACCCTTTGCCTGATTTTGAGGCATTTGGCAAAATAATTGCCACGGTGTCTGGCGTATCGTCTATTCTTCCAAGGTGCGTTCTAGCGGAATCGCTTGAAGTTAAATCAATACGGGTAGTAGACATAAAGCCTTTGTCAATATAAATATCGCCTTCTTCTAAATTCGCAAGAACATCGTCTGCAAAAACTCGGTAAAGATTAGTGGCTCCGAATGTGGCAGGGCTTTTGGCTATAACTGAATCTAGGCGCTCAATACTTCTCTTAGAAGTTTCAGCCTCCTCTGATTTCCCTGCTCGGAAGGCTTCCATAACCTTTTCTTTGTTTGCATCTATGTAACGGTAGATCGCTTCCTGTTCTTCAACTCCCGATAATTCTCCAGAATCAGAATCGCTCTCTGAGTAATTTTCAATCGCTTCATCAAATAATTCTGGATTGTGTAATACAACCTGCATTGATAAAGCAAGTGAAATCTCATCCTCTGTCTCGTTTAGACCTCTTGCATAATAATTGATATTCATATAACCGTTGCCAGTATATGAAAGAACTGCGTTTGCTTCGTAGGCAGTTGTTCCTACATAGTTTCCTTGAGTATCTAGCCCAAATAGTTCGCTGTATTCCGAGTAGGCAGATTCATATTGTGTTTCTTCGTCAAAGTTTCCGTCAGCCCAACTGCCGTGAGTCTTTTGGTCGTGGGTGCCATGTTTTTCCATAACAAGGGTTAGCCCCTTGCTGGAGTCGTATTGGAATCTATCTAGGGTCATGGTTTGACCAACTCTACATCCCAGACCTTGCCGCGTTGAGCAACAACCTTAAATTTGCTGCCTCTCGGCATTAAAAACTCAGCCTCGCTGGTATCGGCTTCCCATCCATACATAGGTTCGTGGTAGCCAGACGGAAAAATTCCTTTTGTACCAGCGGGTAACTTAATACGGAATATGATTCCATCGTAATAAGGTTGCGAGCCGCCAAACCGCCGAGCAATTGCTGGGTCAATAGTTGTTGAAGTAAAACCTTTATCTTCCCAAGTATCTCCAACTTTAAGCCTATCAAAAAAATCTAAGCCGTTGCCTTTAACGCCTCGGTAGGCAACTACTTCCTCGGATAGCGGCGGAGCAATTTCCATCGCCTTATCAAGTGCATCAATTGTTGGTTTATAGCCATCCTCACTTATCAAAGGGTCGCGCAAAGCCTCATTCATATCTTTACCAAGGCTACCTTCGTAAGTGCTTATTGCCCCCGAAAACTCAGGATGAGCCAACTCAGTAAAACCTTTTGAGCGCTGGCTAAATAATAATCCTTTCAAGTATTCTTCTTTTTCTTCATCGGAGGCAAAAACTTTTTCTTCGGCTGTTAGCCAATCTGCAAGACTCTCATAATTGCCTGAAGCCCAACTGCCGTGGGTTTTTTGATCATGCTCACCGTGCTTTTGAACTGCGCCTTCGGGCGGCTGAGGCTCAAGCAAAGGGTAGATTTCGCAAATAATGTCAAGACCTAATTTTTTAGTCTCCAACTTCAATCCCCCTTTCTTTGTAAGCGGCTTTTAATTTTGTTGCAAGTTCCGAGCCAGCAACTTTTCCTACGATAAAAATATGCTTCTTAGCGAACTCTACTCCGTGACCCTCATAAGATGTTGTTTGGCTTATAGCGTTAGCATAATGGGCTATTTCATGCAAAATAACTTGCTCGGCTTTTACAGATTGCCTATCAATAACAATTTCATGCGTACTGTCTATTAACCTACCCGCGCCATCCGTTACCGCATCTTGTCTATAGCGACCAGCGGCGGACGAAATTGGGGCGGTTACTATTTTCACATCTAAAGGGGGCAAAGAACTACCGTCACCGAACGCTTCTATAAACCAATCTTCTTTTATAGTTTCACTAACATATTTTTTTACGCCATCGGCGGAGCCATCTAACAATGTTTCTCCTGTTTGGCTCACAATTCTTGTTCTTCTAGCGATAGCCCATTCTTGGTATTTATCGGTAAATTCTTTGTAGCGTTTGTCATAATCCTCTGCTGATTCACCAATCTCTCGTTCTGGATGTTTTGGCTGTTGGTTCCGTAAAGGCATCTCGTAAAGAGATCGTTCTGCCGCGTAGATGTCTTTTTGCAAGGGGTCAGCCGATTTATGCAATTCCATAGTTTGTAAAATACTTAGCCCATTACCGCCCGTAGCCCAACTGCCGTGGGTTTTTTGATCGTGTTCTTGGTGTTTTTGAACTACACCCTCGTAAGACTGTGGCTCAAGTAAAGGGCGAATGTCACAGATAGTTTCATAAATTTCTTCTTTACTCTCCATCTCTGACCCCCTTTTCTTGATAGGCGTTGTCCAACGCTTCAGCACTCACAGAGCCAGCAACTTTTCCTGTAATAAAAACATGGTTCCGAGCGAACTCTACTCCGTGGGCATCATACTTTTCTCTTTGGCTGATTGCTGTTGCGTAATGGCTTATTTCGTGCAAAATAGCCGTTTCGTCTTTTGTAAATTGTCTATCAAGGGCAAGTTCATGCCTAGTTTTAACAATTCTGCCCGTTGATCTATCTTTTTGGAAACTCATAATATGGCGACCTGCGGTACTCGCATTTCCAACTTTTACCTCTAATTTGGGCAAAGAACTACCGTCACCGAACGCTTCTATAAACCAATCTTCTTTAATAACTCTCTCTACATACTTTTTTACGCCAGCGGGAGTACCATCTAATAATTCTGCGCCCGTTTTGCTGACGATATTTGCCTGTTCATCTACAACCCAAGCGATCCATTTTTTACTGTACGCCTTGTAAGCCTTATCGTATTCTTCCTTTGATGGGAAATCATCAAGTTTAGGATAATCTGGTGCTTTAGTTTTTTCTTTTTTCGGTACTAAAGAATTTTCAGCAGCATATACTTTTGTCTTTAGAGGGTCTGACCTTTTTTGCAACGCCATTGCTTCTTCTATGTTTAACCCGCTACCGCCTGTAGCCCATGAGCCGTGAGTTTTTTGATCGTGCATGGCGTGTTTTTGAATCGAGCGGGATTCTTCCCATATTTGTTTTGCTTCCGCTTTAGATTTAGGCATCGCATCCTGCTGTTGCTTTGCTCTACTCAAGGCTTCCTCAATAGGCATCCGCCTTACTTCTCTTAATCTTGAAAATGCTGAAGGTCTAATAAAAAACCCTTGGTTACCAGATTGATCTGGGAAAAAATCTGCTGAGGTGTCCGCTAAAGGTTTTGCTGTGAAAGATAAATTACTAACATCGTACTCGATGACGGTTGAGCGACCCACGGCGTAATCTTGCCAAGTTTCAGGGTCGCCAACAAATAGTCCTGGCTCGTCCGAGGTGCCACCAGTCCTGCTCATTGGTTTGAAGTTTGGGTCTAACTCAAAACCTGTATCTGCAATGTGCCAAGCCCTCGGTCTTAACCCTTGTAAACTTACTGCGTTACTAAACTCCTCAAAAGTTTCATATTGGCTTGCTTGTTGCAGTAATAACTCGCGTGTTGAGGCATCACCTGTTTGACCCGTAGCCCAAGAGCCGTGTGAACTTTGATCGTGTTCTTGGTGCTTGACAACCGCTGACCAACCTTTAGCATCATCTGTTAAAGAAAAAGAATGGTCAATTTTGATATTGTCTTGTGAATAGGAACGAGCAAAATTTAACATTGCAGTAGCAATGCCTTGGCGCTGGTATTCAGATTCTACTTGAATTCTATCTATTGTTGCTCCCGCTTCAGGTATCAAATTATTAGGGCGGCTAGATTCAAGGTCAGCAATTTGTTTGACTCCTCCATCAACAAAAATAAAAGCCTTTGTAGTCATGGAGATGTTTCCATCTGCTGTTTTTTCGTTATCGTGAAGCAATTTTATTTTTGTACCGTCTTTAGTTTCATAAATGGCTGTCACGCGATTAGATGCCATACCATCTTCATCAACAGGGTATGACTGATGTTCAATTTGTGTGATTCTTTGTTGAATTTCAATTTCTTTGGCAGAGCGCTCTGAACTATTAGCCCATGACCCGTGGGTGGATTGGTCGTGTTCCTGATGTTTGAAAACTGGGATAAGCCCAGGTGCGAACTTGATTACCTTCATTGTGTGCCTCGATCTGGAGGGATGATCACGAAGGTGCAGCGGCAATTAGGGTGGACTATAGGCTTCTCCAGCCCGATAGAGAACAGACCAATCCAAGGGACAACTTCTCCATTCAAAGGCGCACAAATGTCGCAGGTGCGCTCGTCTGGGGCTGTAATCCACATCTTCATAGTTGCAGGGTCTATGTACCCCGCTTCATCGGCTTGACGATAGCCTTCCATTCGCCCTTCATTCTGGGCTATCTGAATCTCTGTACGAGCGATCATGCGAGCGCGAGCGCCCTTGAGTCTGTCTGCATATCTTGTGGTTGCTTTCTGGGCGCGTTCAATTGCTTGAGCCTCTTTGATACCAGCCTTAATTAAACGGTCTAGTTCTCGAACCTCAAACTTTCGAACGGCATCAGCCCACTTAGGATGGAGACCAATTATGTTTTTAATTCGAACTGCTGTTCGCCTTACATCAATTCCCTCATTAAATGAATCAATAATTATCTTACGGATTGCTTGACGGGTGAGGTCATCAATACTTGTTACCAACTGCCCAGCCCTGCGAGCGGCAAAGGCTAGTGAATTAGGGTTTGTTTTATTGAAAGAAAGACTGAAGGCAACTGGCTCTGGATTAACTCTTGCCCAATTCGGAATCTTTGTAAATTCCATTCCAGCCATTGCGCCAGGGTTAGCAATTTGAACTTGTGTAGGCTTAAATGCTGGCAACGCCAAAACTGGGGCGATCTTTTTTAACCCTTTGATTGCCTCATTTCCACCAATGTCAATGATGCCAAGCAACTCGGCTTCAATCTTAGGAGCATCACCATTGATAGAGATTGCTCGGAGCAAGCGGTCTAAAGTATCTGCATCCAAGCGACCAAGAATCCTCGCCAACTCAGCCACTTTAATTTTGTCCGTTGCGCCACGAATTGCATCGATCAAAACCCGAGCCATCGCCGCTTCTTCAGCGTTGAGAGGATTTATGGAGCCGTCTGAGCCAGAGCCAAACCTAATTGCCATGCTCTACTCCAAATCGCCGTCTAGCGGTTCCTGTCCTTCTGGAATTTCAAGTTCTTCTTCCAGGGATGGCGGTGCATCAAATCCTGGAGCAGCAGCGCCTTCGGCACCAGGCATTGCTGGAGCGCCGTAGGCTTGCTGTGCATCCTGGTCGGCAGGTGGTAGACCAGCCAAATCGCGTAAGTAATCTTCCAACTTAGGGTCTGGCATTAGTACACCAGCGGTTGCCAACTTAGAAATATAGTCTGCGATCTCGGTCAAATCAATATGGCTTACTTCTCCGTAGGTTAAGAATGGGGCGCGTGAGACATCCATTCCATTAAGTTTCATAAGGCGAGGAATTGCATATTGATTGAATACCTCAGCGATATTTTTAGCGATTGAATCAACTGACATTGACCATAAATCCATCTTTGATGAACCTAGAGCGTATGACCCTACGCGGTCAGAGCCAAGAAGAATAAAGTCTGAAAGGATTGACATAGACATACGCTGGTCATAGCGCTGAACAATCTTGTCTGTATCAAATTGGCGTGAGCCACCTGATGATAGAAGAACTAGATCGAACTGCTTATGTCCTGCATCATCGTAAAGTGTTGGGAATACAACACCCTCTTGCTCGTTGCGCTTGATAGATGTAACGATGTTTTGAACTGTTGCAAGGACATTGGCTTGCTCTGCTGTAGCCGCACTTGACAGATACTCGGGTGGTACATAAGCAACTGGCAATCCTGCTAGATCGCGTTCAATACCGACTGCTTCAATTTCTTCGATACGGCGCTTGAAGAACCAAGGGCGATATGCGTTACGAAGGATTGAGCGACCCTCTGGGTTATTTTTAGCCGTAGTTGTACGGAATAGCAAAGCCTTTTCGATAGGGATGATGTGAGTGCCGCCCGATGATGGGTCGGTCTGCTCCATCGCTTGAATTCCACCGCCCTCATCAATCTGCCAGCGGAATAAAGTTTCTTGGGAACGGATAGGCAACTTACGCCATCCAATTTTGTTATCTGTGTGCTTAGAACGCTTAGATGGGTCTTTTGCCTCTGGACCTGTACGGACTTTGTAAACAATTTCATTGTAAGAGAAACCGTAGACGAGCATTGAAAGAATCTGCGAAAGTGTCTGGTCCCAAGAATCAGACATATCATGGATACAAGAATCTATGAAAGCCGCTACTTCTTCATCTTCAGGCTTTATCTCTCCATCTACTGAATTATCTGAATATGGGTCTACGCGCCACTCAAGGCGTGTAATGACTTTCTCAATCGCATAAAGCATTGAACCGATTGTTGGGTCATTGTCTGCCATCTCTCGGTAAACACGGAATCCGCGAAGTCCACGAAGATTAACAAGGAATTCTTCATAGACCGTTCCACCAGAACGGCGTAAACCCGTAGAGCCGAGTTCCTGTAAATCTGGCTTTTCTGCCATTGTTTCCCTCTACTCTTTAGATGCTAGTCCGACA